CTAATACCTGTAATCTTTTGCTCTTGAAAATTAAACCAATTCTTTACTCCAGAATCGGCTTTATCCACTAAAAAATTAAGTAAATCATTATTGTTTTGTATTTTCATATATTGTTTTATTCTTAAGGTATTGGATTTTCTTGATGTTCTACCACTTGAGGATTAAATGGATCATCTCCACCTGTTAAACATTGAGCAATAGCATCATCTATACTTTCAGCATGAAAAATTTTCCCATTTGCAAATTGAACTGTAATCATATTTTTTCCCTTTTAAAAAAGCCTCCGAAGAGGCTCTTATTAAGTATTATTAGACCAACCGTATAAATTACCTCTAGGATGAACTGTAAAGGTACATTTTGCTTCACTTCCCGGAGCCATATCAATTTTAAATTCACTTACACGACCATTAAACGCATAAGCAACTGTATTTGCGCCTGAAGTTGCGGCAACTACAAAGGTTCTGTCAATAATTCCTGAATAAGCATCGGCTCTTATTAATAATAATCCTGCATCACTAGGATTCCAAGCGGCAACTATTGTCATAGATGTTGGCTTAGACTGAGTAGGAATAATATCAGACTGTCTTGAACCTGCCACCATAAAATTAGCAGAAGCATCATCTTGACCAAATGCAGGAATTGCTTCCACATTTAGTGCTTGACCACCTGAGCCTGTACCATTAGCAACAGTACCAACAATACTTGCAACCTGTCCTGTCCAAGTTGATAATTGTGCCAAAGTTAAAGGTGTAGGAGTTGCTCCTGTTTGACACCATAATGATGCCGAAAAGCCGGGTAAAACTTGATTAGGTAACATAATAATTCTCCAGTAAAGTTAAAAAATCTTATCTTATGTTGGAATATCTAATTGGCAATCCAAGATAATCTGATTCATGCCTACTGTATCGTCAAAAGTGTTATAAAGCATATTAATATCACATTTAGCAATCCAAAAACCATTTGAACCGCCAAATTGTCCTGTATATCCATGTAAGGATTGTAACAAGGTATTTGATAAATTAAAAGCATCATCCATATCTTGTGCAAAGATATTTGTTTGGAAAATGGGTCTATCTATACCTTTATTATTTTGATTTGGACCAGTATATACTGGTTGATGAACATTTCTTAAAAACCATGTAATAAATTTTGGTTCAACTGCAAAATTTCTATTAAACCTTGCATATACTGGCACAGGAGTAAATACATTATTCAACTGATATTGAATAGCCTTTGCATATTCGACTGGATTATTTTGTGCCATATTAAACTGGAACCACAGGGTCGTTGCGATAACACATAAAAGTAACATTCATGCGGTCGTTAGATTCAAAACAATCGGATATTCTCCAATCTCTATTTCGCCAATTTATCGCATATAAATTTTGGTTATCTACAATTTCCTTAGTATTAGGAGTGTAATTAACCGTTATTTTTACATAATCTGTATAAAATCGAGTATCTTTGGTAATTTGAGTATTATTATGCACATCTTGTACTCTACCTCTTGTTTTAAACCATAAAGTTAAGGTAGTAGTTTGCTGACCATAAGAATCAACGCTATTAACTACACGATTAATAGATAAGTTTTCAAACCGTGCAATACCCATTTACATCACCAATGGTTTATATGGTCGGAGTAATTGCGCAACTCCAAAAGGAATTTCTGTAATTTTGGTTTCTACTGTATTACTTCTATTGTTATATAGATGAGTTAATAATAATAATCCTGCCGCCTTAATTACAGGATATTGCGCTAATGGACTTGCATTGGTTGTATAAGTAACAATAATTGGATTTGTCATTATTAAACTTGCAGAATCAGGTAATCCATTTACTACTACCTTATTTCCTGTTGGATCATAATAGTATGATGATTTATCTAAAGTAATTAACTGTGGTGGATTTCCACCATTATAATATTGAACTAAATCAATAACCGTTCCTGCATTAAATTGATTTGCTTGGCTTACTTCAGGTAAATCAAGCATAACTTGCGTACCAGTCATACCCACATAAGAACCATAATATACTCGCCATTGAGCATAAAAAATAGTCATACCCAAATAATCTTCAATAGCCATTCTTGTGGCTACTTCTAAACTTGTTAAATAATTATCTTGTGAAATATCATCAAACAAATTTAACTGTTGCGTTATTTCTTCCAACGATAACCATTGTGTTTGTATATCACGACTTACTTGCTCTATTTTTTCATAAGAATAAGGATTCCTAGAAGTACCTAAATAAGGACCAGTGGTATAACTATCTAATGGCATAAATCACCTTAATAGGTTAATCGAACACCTGCAAAAACATCTCTTACCGTTGAAACAACTCTTTTTTCGGCAAATACAGTTATAAATCCCGGATATGTTTGCTCTAAAGTTTGAATATTCATTAATTCATTATCCGCAATAGTTACAAATTTATCCCAAGCGGCAAGATATATAGGAAATTTACCCGAGCCTGTAACATCCATATATGAGTTAGGTACAACTCTAAATCCAAATACATGAGCAACTGCTCCACCATCTTGGTCGCCTACTTCTACAAATAATGGTTGTCCCGTTGAACTTGTTAATTCTCTTAATTGCAAAATAGTAGTGGGATGCATCATCCAACAAGTTGAAGAATCATTCCAATATTGTGGTGGTAAAGCATTAGCCACACTTACTACATCATTATAAGTAATACTTGCACCTGTTTGAAGAACTTGTTTTATGGTATGTAAACCATTGGTAATTGCCGAACCTGTTGTGCCAAAAGATGCGGAAGATGTTGAACCTGAATAACTATTTAAACCTCTTAGACCTGAAGTTGCTCCATAATTAACCGTTGTAGAACCTGCTTGGTCATTATTAAACATCATGGACAACGCTTCCTGTTGCGAAAATTCCATCATAATATCGCTCATAATGGCATCACTAATAGCATTAATATCTTCAATTAATGCGGTACGCAAAGGAACCCATGCTTGAATTGCTTGAACAGGTTGTTGCCAATAGCAAGTATTTAATCCAGTACCTGCATTATTAGCATTAATAGGATAGTATCCCCATGGGTTATTACTACCACTTTGAATATTTGTAATATTTCCAGTTTTTGCTACAAATGCTTCATCTGAACCAATTGTAGTTATAACTCTTGCACCTGCATAACGAATAGGATTTGTTAAACGCAAGGACGCAAAAGCATCATCATATATGGTACGACCACCAATACCAGAACCCGAACCAGTTAAGTTTGATGCTTCTTTTAAATTAATTTCAGCATTTCCTTGTTTAAAGGCTTTTTTTATTTGCTCTTGAATATAAGTAGTTGCCATATTATTTCCTAAAATTAAAAAAGGTGGGGGATTTCTCCCCCATCCAATTAGGTTGCTGTACCAGTAGAACGATAACGGATAGCAGAGAATGGATCAACTACTGAAGTTGCCAAACGCTTTTCACCGTAGAATGTAATAAAGCCGGGTAATGTTTGGTCATATCTACGCAGAACCATATTTAAACGGTCAACAATAGTATGGAAACGAGGCCAATCTCCGAAATACATTGGATATAGGCTAGTTGTACCTGCTGAACCTGTGGTTGTTTGATATGGTTGGTCAAGATATTTATTAACCACTACATCAAATCCTGCAATTTGACCAACAATACCTTCAGTAATCAAAGGTGTCATACGGTCAAAAATCGGAGTTCCATTTGTATCAATTAAGCCACGAATTTGTGCCAAGAAGAATGGATTAACAATAATCTTAGCAGTTGGTGTCCAATATTCTTGTGGTAGGAAATGTAGGAAATTGATAATATCATCAAATTTTACATTATTACCGCCAACAGTATTAGTGTTAGAAGTTAATTGGTCATAAGTAGCAATGGAATGTAAACCATTAGTTGATGCTGTTCCACTTGAACCGAAAGCGGCAGTTGAAATTGTACCGCCAGTATAAGTTACATTGGCACCCGGATATTGATTTAGACCACGCAAACCTGCTGAACCACCATAAGGTGTTGTAGAAGGATAGTTTGTGTCCTGAGCAACTTGGTCGTTGTTCTGAATCATTGACAAACCTTCTTGTTGGCTAAATTCTAGCAACATATCATCAACAACATTAGATTCTAAACCATCAATATCGTCCAAAGATGCTGTACGGATAGGGAACTGGACATTAATATCTTGCAAAACCAATTGCCAAATGCTTGTGTTTTCAGTTGTTGGACCACCGTTGTTTTGGATTTGATAACCCCATGTTGCACCTGCATTACCTGTTTTGGCACGGAACTGATAAACAGAACCATCAGTTGTTACATTACGAGATACACCACGCAATGGGTTCATTAAACGGAGTTTATGAAATACTGGATCATAAGCGGTTCTACCACCCACATTGTAACCGCCACCATATCCTGCAGGATTACCAATTTGTGAGGATTCATTTAAATATGCTTTATATTCATTTTCATCCGCAAATATTTCAAATTCTTTGTCAAATTTTCCGCCTTTTTTAACAAATTTGGCTAATTGTTCTTTAACTTTTCTATTAACATCATGCTTAATATTTTTTGACAAAGTTAAAATTTGTGGAGCAGTATTTACTTCAGAAATTTTTGTTTCTAAAGCAATAACTTTTTCCATCATTTCGTTTTTTACATTTTCTACGGCAGTAATTGCTTCTTGTTTTACTTCTTCAATTTTTGCGAGATTAGATGCTTCAATCGCATCCACTTTCTCAATAATTTTTTCGACTGACATAATATTTCCTTTATTTAATAAATTTAGATAATGCCTTTTCAATTTCTCGTAATTCTAAAGCATTGAGAATATCATTGGCTTCATTTACCACCGCATCAGATTCACTCTGTTTAGGTGCTTCTTCAATAATCTTTTTAACAGTATCACGCTGTTCTAAGATTTTTTTGAAGAATGAAGATGCGGTGGTCGCATCTTTTCGAGATAAACCTAACTCTCTTAGGCTTTTCTCAATTTGGCGAGGGTTGGAATTACCATCCTCATTAAAATATTCTAAGGCTTGAATTTCAGCATTTGGATTATTTGGGTACATAACAACTGAAACTTCACGGATACCGCCTTTAGTAATTTGAAAATATGATTCTTCATCGTCATCATCATCTCCCGTATCATCATAAGCATTTCCCTCGGAATCCACCATTCTTGCTTCATCAGCATAAGCACCAACTGAAACTCCACCAAATAGGTTAGGTGATGATTTTAATACTTCATATAAATCTGAACCTGCTGAAGTATTCATAAAAATTTGACCTTCAGCCGTCATTCCAGTTTTATCAAAATTAAATTCTGTCCATTGACCAACTGGCATTCCCATATCGTTATGGTTTAAAAACATTGGTAATGGAATACCTGATTCTTGAAATTCTCTTGACCAATCCAAAAATCCTTCAGGTTGATAATTAAACTTGCGACCATCTGCTCCTTCTCTGGCACCCCAAGTTGTTACTCTAGCAGAAATTTTACCTGTAGGTTCAGATGATTCTTTGCTAGATTTTTCTAGGCTTAATTTTGCTTCGCAAACTAGAATTAAATTCTTCATATATTACCCCATTGTTAATAGCAATATTATTATCTTGTATTTTTGGGGATTCGTCACTTGTTTTTGGTAGTTTAACATTACTTCTTTTAACTTGTGAAGATAATTTTTGTAATATTTTTTTCATTTGCCAATATTCATCTTACTTTTTTGATTTCCTCCACCGCCACCTGTATCTTGAGGCGATGTTCCGGGAATTATTTTTGCAGTTTTTTGTCCTGTAGGTATATCAGTAGAAGATATAGCAGAAGTATTTACTGCCATTATGGTATCGCCACCTTCAATTTTTGGCATATTTAGATATTCTCTCGCCTCATTTGGTGTCATAAATCCACCTGCCACTCCTGCATTTACAAAATTCATTTGGTCTAAACAAGCACCTTTTAGGAAATCCTTAGTATCAAATCTAATAGATAAATTAGGATAACCTTTTAATAATTGCATTTTAAACTTTTGCTCAATATTAATTATCATTGGATACATAGTAGTTTTATAAAATTCATCCAATAATGTCTGAGTATTATTAAATTTACCTTGTGCTAATCCTAACATTTGTGGCGGTACACCAAATAATGCACATATACGATTTGTTGTTTGCTCTTTTAATCTAGCCGTGTCCACATCTTGTAAAGTAAGCATTTTTAAAGGTTCATATTTCATACCTTGGTCTAAAAGCATACCTTGTCCGGGCTTACTAGGGTCAGTTGGTCTGCTACCAGTCATACTAGCCCAAGCCTCTGCTAATCTACCTTTAATTTCTTTATATTTAGTATCAGGAATAACTTGGTCAGTTATAAACATTCCTGATGGTTTTGCACCATTTTGCATGACATAGTTAGCATATAAATCAATATCCGTATCTAATGCGACCAATTCAGTTGCTAAAATACCTTTATTAAAACCTGCCGAACCTTGCCATGCTTGTTCTGTAATATGTATTACTTGATGTGCCGATAATGGTTCATCTCTATTAAATCCATAACTTGGTGTAGATAATCTGTATGTAGGATACCTAGTTGTTGTCATTTGCACAGTTATTAAAGTGCTATCTAGGTTATACATTTCTATTGGTGTTTGGTTAGCATCATCCTGATTATTTCTAAATAACAAAGTAAAAGTTTCACCAGACATTAAATACCACATAGCCCATTGGTACCAAAACTCATATTGATTTTGGAAATTATTAGGTTCTGTTAATAAATTTAATACTTGTCTTGCTTTATTTTTATCCCTTGTTCCTGCCTTGGTGGATTCAAATACATTTTCAAATGTACCATCTTCCGTTTTATACATAATATTGATGCAACATTGGGATAATGCTCTAGCAATTACACCTACACAAGACATAACTGTTGAATTTCGGCTTAGAACCGACATATCCACAATACGACCTGCATTTGTGGTACTAGATGTAGTTACATAAAGGAGTTGAAAATTAGCACCGACTTGCCCATCTTGTTGCTGACGAACAATTTGATTTCCTAATTGGGTTTGACCAAAAAGAGTATTATTTTCTTTAACAACTGGCTTTTTTTTACCGAAAATGTCTAATATTCCCATGATTTACTCCAATTTTTTAACTATATTAGCATTAAAAACTCCGAAAGCCAAATGAATTTGAAATATAAGGATTATCCAAAGAACAATGCATGGCTATAATCATAGCAATAATACCATCAACTTTGGCAGATTTGTCAGAATCATTTTTCCTAACTTTAATATTACCATTTACATCTTCATATACTTCACAGTTACCTAATTGCCAACCTACAAATGGATTTCCATTGTGTTTAATGGCTTTTTGTAGGATTAATCTTTCTATATGCTTACTTGGATTATTTAATACTGCCATACCTTGTCCTACTTTCTTAACAGGTAATCCATGGTCGTGAAGTATGGATACTAAAGAAGCGGCATTATAAGCATCATATCCAATTTCTTTCACATTATATTTATTACATTCATTTAATATATACTCCGATACCTCTCTATAATCCATGACATTACCTTCAGTTAATTTTAAAATTCCTGAATTTATGGCATTTCTAAAAATATCCAAATAATGTTTAGGTATTAATTCAATACTTTCTTCTGGTAAAAAGAATTTAAAATCAATTTCATAATCTTCATCGGAATATCTTTTTAAGGTTGCAACTGCATTTAAATCTCGAGTTGCCGCCAAGTCAAAGCCAATAAATACGGCTTCTGGTTCTTTTTGCTCTTTTATTAAACATTCTGGAGCATCCCAATGAGCCCTATCTATCCATGCCGAATTAGCACTTACAAATATATTTAAGGTTTTACATAAAAATTCATTAAGAGATGCAGGTTTACTTTTGGCTTGTTCGGCTCTTTCCACAATAGCATCATCAAAAATGGAAATGCCATGCATAGGATTAACCTTTTTCCAAACCGATGGATCTTTCCAGTCATCACCTAAATCTGGACCATATAATAATCCAAACCATCTAGGATTATCCGTAGCCTCGCCATAAAGCATGGACTTATAAAGTGAAAAATCTTCATAAAATTTGGTTTCTTTTGTAAAACTTGCCGTTGTAATATATATTCTTAATGGATTTTGGCGAGCAACCATACCTGAATGTAATACCTCAATGGAATTTCTATCCACAATTTGTGCGGCTTCATCCACAATAACGCAACTAGGGTTTTTTCCATCACCAGTTTTTTTGGTATCTCGGCTTAAAGCCATAAATTTTGTTTGGGTGTCTCCAGTTTTTTTTATTTCTGACCTTAATGGTATAAATAAACTGGATAAATCATAAGGCATATATTCTATAAAGCCTTTTGCGGCATCAAAAACAATAGTTGCTTGTTCCCTATTGGTTGCTAAAGTATAAACTTCCGAACCTTTTTCTCCGCATTGTAATTCATATAATCCTAATCCTGCCGTTAATGTAGATTTTCCTGCTTTTCTTGGAATAAATAATATAACATCGGTAACCATTCTTTTATTTCGGTCTTTTTTTGACCTAAAACCATAAATGGAACAAATTAAAAATATTTGCCAAGATTCTAAATGGACTGGCTGACCTGCTAATGGTCCTTTTGTATGTTTTAAAGTTTGGAAAAAATCTAATACATGTTGTGGATAATCTTCATCAAATATCCATTCCCATTCCTGATTTTCATATTGGTTAATAAATCTTTGACAAGCCAATTTAACATCATGGCAAACATTTATTTCGCCTTTAGAAACTTGAATGGCATAAATTACTCCATCTTGCCAATTCATTAGCCTTTAGGACCTTTTAAAAATTTAGAAATAGGACTATCTTCTTCTGGTCTATTAATACTTAGCCTACCTCTAGGTGTTAATCCTAATTCATTCATCATTTGGATAATATTCTTAAAGGCTTTTCCTCTTTCTATTAAAAATGGATTACTTCCTACATTTGCTCCATTATTAAATCTTATAACGATACCGCCTTTTTCTATACCTTTACAACATTCTACATAAGTTTCTATTTCATTGGCTAACATGGCTAATGCCGTTTTATCTTGATTATTACCTATACCGTAAACTTCAAACAAAAATTCGGAAGTTTCCTCAATAAATTTATATTTGTCCCACAACTGGTAATTATCAAGCCATTCTGCTTTTGGAATCCTTTTTTTCAAAATTTCAGGCAAAACAACTGGATTTGTGGTGCGTGGCTTTGTGGATTCGATTAAATGAAGTTCAATTGGTTTTTTGTTCATAGGCGCATTGTAATTGATGACCCCCCATGAGTCAAATTACATCCTCGAAGATTCTA